TAAAACTTACAGGAGGAGAAGCATAAACCCGAACAGCGAGATCACCACAACAGAGAGGGATATCTTCGTTATCATACATAGACCTTTCTACTGACTTGATTAGGTTGCAGGTATTACATCTATATTCGTAGATCAAAACTCTTCCCCATCTTTAACATTAAAATAACCAACAGGCTTAGACCTACTCTTCTTATTAGCAAACTCAGTAGTAATTGGTAGCCACTTATCTTCCCACTTGGGCATTGGGAGTTTAGAGAGGTTAAACCCCCAGATGCCTAGCGGTGTGGAGTTGATATACCAGGGAGTAAGGGACCTGATACCAGCCGCCATTATGAGAGAGGAGTATTTATGTTCCTCTATTAAAAGATCGTCATAGTGTGTCTTCCTAGACTTTAATTCTATAAACATCTTATGTTCCATACTGACACAATCAAAGCTATCAAACTCATCTTCACTCTTACTCAGATCAGAGAAGTGAAACTCTTTTAGGTAATCAAATAACTCAGACTCTCTTAGTACATCTATTGCCAAGGTGAATCACCACCTAAGTTATCTTGTAATCTACGCAGAGCTGAGGTGCATCTACGATCAGCAGTAGATACTGCTACCTCTAGATACTGTGCTATCTCTTGCAAAGTATTGTTATCGTAGTAACGCATACGAAGTATGATCTTGTCTTCATCTTCTAACTTTAAGTATGATCTCTTTACATCTATTAAGATAGCAAGGAGGTTGCCACCCTCAGCAGGTGCTGGTTGCTTACGAGGTGTGCCATCATTGATTAACTCTTGTGCTTGCTCTAATACTGTACCTTCAATAACTGATGCAAGGATAGATGGCATTAACTGAGCGATAGTTGCAGTATCGTAGAAGGCTTCATCTGTTGGATGATAGCCAGCCTTGCGAGCCTTCTCTTTACGAGCATACTTCTCTGCAATTCTACGCATCTGAAATGCAATTCTGCGCTCACTATGCTCACGCTTCTCTTTGTTCTCTTCATTAAGTTGATCTAAGTATTGACCTTGTCTACCGATAGCCCAAAGATAAAGCTCTTGCTTTAGGTCATCTCGTTCTACCCAACCTTTAAACTTACGAGCAATAGAGTTAGCCACTGCTGGTACTAGGTCTTGCATAATCGGGTGTAATTCTTTAGTCATCTACTTTTCTACGCTTCTTATCTACTAGGTGTGCTGAATTACTTAGGCCAAGTACCTTCCAAAACCATAATTGCAATAGCAGAATAGTTAAGTAGATCTACAAAACTATCCTTTAAAGATTCATTAGTAGGCTCAGCACCAGTATCTATTTGTTTATCCCTTGATTGGAGGTGGCGATACTGTGATCGTTTCGCTTTCGTAATCTATCTTGACTATCAAGACTCCAAATGTCGTTAACCATACGGCTAATTCCGTCAGGTCCGAGTTCCTCATACATTAACTGCCCCCAATATCCGTTTTGTCTCTTCTGTACCTTTTGCTAAATATACCTCATTTACATCCATACCAGGTGGCAACACACAGATCGTTGCGTTGATAACCTCTGATGCTACTCTCCTAGAAAACTCAGCTCCTGGATTAGAACCATCTTCTTTAACATCATTATCACCTATAACTAATACCTTTCCATACCCATTCATCATCTTTGCAAAGTGTGGTTTCCAAGCAGCAACACCAGGAACTCCAACTGCAGGTATGCCTAAAGCACCAGTACAAATGATTGCATCTAACTCACCCTCACATACAGCGATAGTGTCTTTAGATTCTAGTAAAGCACTCACATTAAATAGGTGAGTCTTCTGACCAATAGCCATACCATACTTAGGTTTGCCCTCATCTAATCTTCTAAACTTAAAGCCAACACACATACCAAGAGCAGTAAAGTAAGGGATGGATAGCCAACCCTCATAGCCCTGATGCTCAGGTAGTGGATCAACCACTGTACCTAAACTAAAGGACTCAGCTATCTCTTTAGATATACCACGTTCTTTTAGAAACGTTGCGGTTTCTACGTTTAGACCCTGCTGGTAGCGAGTGGCCGCTTGCAGATATGATTTCAATTGCTCTTGCGAGAGCATCTTTAAACCCCAAACTTTCTTTCTCCATTACAACATTGACGGTGTTTCCACCCTTACCGCACCATAGAACTGAACTACTACTCCAATGGGAATTGCGTTCGCATCGGTTCTGCCATTAGCTTTGCTAGACTTCCTACTTCTGGACCAGTCTTGTGCTGGCATCCGCAGTCTCCTTTGCATTTACAGTGGTGCTTATAGGCTAACTTAAAGTGGCGTTTAACATTCTCTTCGCCACCTTTCTTGCAGTGTTCGCAGATCATTCTTTAACTATTTCCTTTTCCTTATCTGGTACTGGCTCAGGTGATTTCTCCAAGCCTTGCATAATTTTAGTAGTAGTTATCTTTCCACTAGGTACTGGCATCGCTTACCCCTTTCGTAGTATTTGATCTAACTCTTTCATTTGTATTAAAGATTCTGATGGAACGTACCAAGTTTTCTCATTGTACTTCCATTCATCCCTCTTGCAATCAGCTCCTACCATCCAACCAATTGCTCTGTATGGAGTACCTTTATAATTAGGAGCATTACGTCTAGTCTTATGTCTTAATCCATCTGCTAGTAATATGTAAATGAGGGAGTCATCATCCCTTATTGTATATCTTAGTTGTGGCTTCTCTCTAAAAGAATATCTTACTTCTCCCAAACCAGGGATATCTAATTCAGATTTCCATTTATTATAATGTGGCACAAAATCATCTTTGCCAACCATACGGGCAAAGGCTAACTCACTCCCAACAGCAACTGAGTGTTGCCACATCTCCCATAAATCACCTTCAGAATAATTAACATTACGGGTTGGATCTCCAAAGTAAGGCTTCTGTCTTTGATATCCAATCTCAACAGAGATGGCTTCCTCTTGTGGAGTTAATGAATACTCCCACATTATTGTTTCTCCTCCAACCATTGCTCTAGATCTTGAATTACCCAAGCCTGTTCTATTCCTGCATTACGTCTCTTTGCTATTACATAAGATAAAGGTGCTGGTCTAATACCTCTAGCACCAGCATAGTTCTGAGCTTCAGTAACAGCCTCTCTCCAGAACTGCGGTAGATCTAATGACTTAGTATTCTTTAACTCTAAGATGTAGGTTTCTCCAGCAATAATAACTACTAGATCACCCTCATCCTTTTGTCCTGATAAGCGCAAGCGTTCAGCATTAACACCCTTAGATCTAAACCACTTCATTACATCTAGTTCAAAGGATGCACCCTTGCGTTTATTCTTTGCGCTCATCTACCTTTACCTTGTTTACTTTGTATGTTTGTTGGCCATCTTCTTCAGATACTTCAACAATTCCTGCCTGTATAAGTATAGAAGTAAAAGCAACAAAATCACTTTCCAATTTATTAATTTTATTTTTGACATATTGAATCTCCGTATTAGCCATTAACCAACCTTGTCTCTCATACTTTCAAACCTTGCATCTCTGTTTAACATACGACCATAGTCATCAGCATCGCTGATCTGACAAGAGCCATAGTTCGTAAACAAAGTTATGTAATCCTTACCATCTGCAGTGTGCCTACCAAATCTATTCTTAACTGCAGCAACTCTAAGTTGTTGTCCGATAGGTTCATAACCTAGGGTCAAGATCATTGCTGGTAGTTGAGATACCTTACCGTGAATAGCCCTACGGTGAGGTGGTTCAGTGGTGGAGCCATACTCAGATTGCTCGCTGACGTGATGAAGTACCATCACACAGGCTTCAGTCTTGCGAGCCATATCGTGCAACTCCACCATTATCTGACGAAGCCCAGCCCATTCATTATCTGATTCTGCTGCCACATTCATTAAGTTATCTATCACTATCAACTCTGGTGCGATACCGTAAAGTTCAATATAAGCCTTGATCTCCATCTCTATATCATCTAAAGATGGTGATGAATCAAAGACCCATTGAATGTTTTGTACCTGATCAAACTTATCATCATAGTATTTACTATTCTTATTTAAGTTCTCTTCCACCAGAGTTTGATTATGACCTGAGATATGTGCTGCAGTTCGCAGCATCACAGTAGCTATATCAGTGTCGGCTGAAAAGAAAAGTGTTGGAACATCTGCCTTAATTGCGTAGACCAAAGCAAACATAGACTTACCAGCGTTTGGTGCAGCAGCAACCATACAAACCTGCCCTCTTCTAAACCTGATTTGCTTGGACTTTAAATCATTCCAAACATCAGGTAGAGGAGTAGCCTTTGTAGTTGTGCTATTCCAAGCTCTGCGTAAATTAAGCAACGTCTGCCTCTCTCAAGGTTATACCTCGTTGTCTACGAATCCTCTTGCGTTCTACCGCACTAAGACCGCCCCATATTCCAAACCGTTCATTCCTGATGCCCCACTCTGCACACTCTTGCAAGTGGGGACATCTCTTACACATTGATTTTAACTGTGATATCAGTACTCTGTCTTCCCCAAGTTCGGGAAAGAATAATTCAGTGGAGATTTCTTGACAGAGTGGGTCCTCATAAGAAGCAGGCCCCCGCATTAGTTATCTAATCCAGACTGTATCGCACTTATCTGTTGCACCCTTAGGTGCAGCGCACATCCATCCCTTCCAAGGACCCTTAGTTCCTTGTCCAGATCTAAAGCTCATAGCACCGTGCTTACAATCAGGTGCATCTCCTGATGGTACCACTGTGGTACCACCCAATACCTTCTTAGCATAGGCAACTGCGCCACCTGTTGGTTGTGCAGTAGCACCAAGTGTGGTGCCAGTAGAAGTAATTAGTGTTGATAGGTCAGCGATTGATGTTAGAGATGCCTCTAACTCTGCCTGACTTGTTGCATATAGATTAACTAATGTTCCATCAGCCAACTTATAGTTGATCTGAAACTTAGTTGATTCAGGTGCAGCCATTTATTTTCCTCCAGTTTTTATATTTAATCTAGCGAAAGGTTGTCCCTCCACCTTTGGTACAAAGCCTAGTAGTTTTTCTACTTCGGCTGTGTCAACTGTAGCCCTGCCACTAACAGTTGTCCAAGTTATCTGAACACCACTAGCAGTCTCTCCAGTTATACCGTCAAACGCAGTTCGTAATGAATCTCGCTTTTCGGTCAGCTCTTTGATTTGTTGATCTAGTTGTAAGTACATCAAGGCTGAGTGATCAACATTGTTATCTTCAATAACAGGTAGGTCATCCTTGATACGTTCTTTTTTTAAGCCAGAGCAACCAATCTCACCTGTAGCATCAAAGTACTTACAGTATGACTTGCAGTAATTCTGATCTCTCTCAGGATCTGGTACTACCTCTGAGTCTTTAACTCCCGCTAACCAGTTAAGAGCCTCTTCAGCAATAGCAGGATCATATGGTTCTGAGTGAACTAATACATCTCGCTCATCACCATCTCTGGCTATGGCTACAAGATTAACAGTTCGGACTTTCCCCTTGCCCGACTTGTCAAGCAGGTAGCCATAGACCTGAACTTGCCAGCGTTGTTGTGTTGAAGGAAAGTAAGAAAGGTTTTGTTTCTTAACTGTCTTCCAATCTACAACATCACCTGACTCTGGAATGAATAGATCTATATGAGCTTTCATACCAGAATACTCAACTGCAGTTTCAACCCAATACTTCTCGCCCTTTGGATCTACACTGCGTATTGCTTCCTCAATAGTAGCGTGGATAGCAGTACCCATAATCGCTGCTAACTTTAATTCGTTCTCATTAGTTTCAGGTTGATCGTTAAGACGATACCAAACTTTTCTACGGCAACCACCTAACTC